AAATTTAAATAATACTATTTTAGTCATTTTGTTGTTGTTTTAAATATTATTCTTGTTATTGATTCATTAACAGCTTTACGTAATTCCTTTAATTGATCTAAATTCAGGCTTGTGCATGATCCATCCCATATACCAATAAGTATCTTAGACTCTCTATTGGGATCGTATCTTCTGATGTATAATTCACCAATTCTTATGGTTCTATCTTCTACCAACATAATTTACAGTTGTTTTCCAGGATGTATTTCTAGGATAATCTTTATATTCCTTAACATTTTGTATCGTTTTACAGGAAATAACCCACATTAATAACACTAATAAACCAATAATTATCAGCCATGTGTGTGAGTGGGATTTAAGTTTTGATGATTGTCTTATCATTACCAGAATATTGCAGTTAATGTAATAAATGTAGCAATAACAATCACCGATGTAAGCCCAACCCATATTTTAGAAGATTCTGATGGTAAGTCTGGATATTTTGATTTGATTAAATCATTAATACTAACGATGCCCCACCATATGTACAATATAATTAATGTTGGTATAATAATATATCTCATTGTATTAGTTATTATATATTGTTATAAATAATCTGAAACAAAAAGTAGCCTAACACTCCCAATAATTCTAATTTTAAGAAAACTACACAGAAAGCTTGAAAATCCGTTTCAAAATATTTTACATAGTGACTCCAGCTATATCCTAGCTTTTTTGCTGAATAAATAGAACTTATCAATCCAATTATTTGGATTAACACAAATATTATAAAAAACGTAATTAAAATTTTATGATCTTCTGTCATTGTATTAGTTTTTGTAATTGATAGTTAAATTCTCTTAATTAGAAAGATACCACTCTTTGGGCAGTCGCCCTTCTGTATACTTATCTTCTGGTATATAATTACAGTTTTTATTATTATACTTTTTCATCTGTAATTCTGCTTCATCTTTAGTTATGTTTCTAATTTTAAGGGTAATTTTTCTATACCAACCACTAAAATTACTTAATCCAACACCATAAACAGTATTATCCTCATTCTTCCAATAATCGCTAAACGTATAAAAACAATATTTCATCTAATTTATTAATTTATTTAGTTGGTAATTAAATTCTCTTAATCCATGAGCCCTAACATAATCCGATTGATCTTTATATGGGCATCTAAATGGGTTATATATTGCCTTTAATTGGTACTTTTCAGCCCATTTAAGCGCATTTCTGACTCCTGGCTCATCATTATCAAAGTATATATAAATATTGTTCCAGCGAGGCTTTAATTTGCTTATTAATATAGATTCCTTAATGAAGGCTCCTTCATTATTCGGGGCGATAGCATTACAATAATGACCATTTAACCGCCAATGTACACCAGCATCCTTCTTACTACTAGCAATATATAGCGTATCACCGCCACCTTTTGGCAATAAATCCCAATTCTGAATAACGGTATTATCCACATTAGAAATCCATTTATGCTTACCATCACGTTCTGGAAAATATAACTTTCTCCTATAAATTCCATTATGCCTATAATAATCATAACTATAAGCTAATTCATGTGGAACTGCATATGGCATTTTAATTAAACCTTTATGCTCCATGGTTAACCAGAAGTAATCTATTGGCCTAATAGAAGCCATTTGAAGCATTTCTTCAGTCCAACCATATTGTTGCCAGTATTCTAGATCATAGTCCTTATATGGAGCGTATGACACATCTATGACTGTTGTGGATTTTTCCTTAAAATGTGGTGTTGGATTTATTTTAGAGATAATAGTTCTTACATATCTAAAATCCCTATCAGAATTATCTATTAGTTGTAATCCAAAATCTAGATTGATCTTTCTAATGGCATCCCTGAAATCTAAATTAAACTTACGCATCACATATTCAATAGCCCTGTATGAGCCTTCTCCAAAATCTGTGTATAAAAGGTCTCCTCCAATATGTTCGATCATACACGATGGAGACTTTTCATCTCTAAACTCTGATTTAAAAGGCTGTGATATTTTCTTAAAATTAGAGCAATATGCCTGAAATATCTGATATGTTGAAATCACATCTAACAAATTGCTTTTAGTAAGAATATTTCTAGTTGTGATCATTTTATAAATTTATAATAATTCCATTAATTGATCGCCAATCAAATCATAAAATCCTTTTGGCCAATCTGAGCAATTTCCATTTTGATCAATATCAATATTGTGATTCTGATATCTCATATAATAACCTCTAACGCCAGCTTTTTTAATTTGAATTCTAAGATCATTAAATTCAAAATCATTTAACATACCTAAATGATTTCCATATGGATCATAAGCTCTGCATCTAAATGGTTCAATTCTATTGATTTGTATCATAACTTAACTTTAAAAGAAAGGGCCAGCATTTCTGCCAGCCCAATCAAACAACTATTTATAAAACAACAATTTTATTTTACCAAGGCATTTCATCCTCTGGAGCCTGAACGAAATCAGGATCTACAGAAGCCACTGCTACTGGTTTATAATCATACTTATTCGTCTTGTCAAACGGCTTAATATGATTTGGATTAGCTTTCATCTCCTCGTTAGAAGCGATAAAACCATAACGACGTTTACCTAAAGAATAGCCGATTTTGTCAGCGCCATCCTTAACGTAAACATACTCCTCAGCCGTAATAGCCCACGTAGCAAATTTGCCACGAATAATAGGCATCAACTTATTGAGATAGTCCTCAACATTGTCAGCCTCGATAGCATCAACCTTTTCAGAAACGTCAAGCTTCTTAGCAATCAATGCAATATCAGAGATAAACTGATCCATCTGAGTTTTATCATCCTTGCCAAAATAAATACTGAAATTTAAACGACCAACACGACCGCCAAATTTAGATTTTTCATCTGGCTCAAAACCCGCATCCACAACTTTTGGACTTTCAAGCAACAAAACGACTAATTGTTTATCACTCTTTGATGACTTTTTAAGTTCAAATCCAACAATTGCAGCTTCCTGCACACCATATGACAGATACTTCGACCCACCATTACTACCACCATCTACCACTACCACCCCACGGGTTGAAAAATTACTACTCATATATTTAATTTTAATTATTACTACTTAATTCGTCTTCCGCTTGATATTTTCTAGCCAATACTTCCACTCTCCATGTAATTTATTCCAATATGCATGTTTTTCTGGAGTATGGCTCCAAGAAAATGCTGAGGTCACCCAATTTACATTGGCTCCCCATGTTTTATTTAAAAATTCATGGAATTCTTTCTTTTCGTTAATTAGATTGGCTTTATATTCCTCTAAACACTTATTCTTCTCAAGAAATTCTACAAATCTTTCTTTCATTTTAAATAAATTCTATCCCAAAAGGTTGTAATAGTTTTATCTTCATTCTTCTGAGAAATTACAATTTCTCCATCAAGATGAGTGCATCTGCCACCACAAGCAATTGAGTTTTCATTGTTAAAGTTAATTATACCATCGCTTCCACGTCTGGAAAAGTGTCCAACTGCATCTGCCCTAGAGCAGAAAATATTCTTTACTTTGCCTGTCAATGAAATATCGTTTGCTTCAACTGTATCTCCAGATTTTTTAGCTTCGATAAATTTATCCTTAATGTGTGCAATTAATATTACGTGTGGGGCAACTTTTGCAATCATATCATACCACTTAACCATCTGATTGCGAGAATGTTGGAATCCGTTTCCATTTGGAAGCTCATGAACAGTCTCGAATTTAGGGTCATTAATTTTATATTTTGTAATAGTTCCTGGGACTACATTAAATCTAGCTCCTTGAGACTTTCCCATATAATTTAAAGTTCCCACAATCTCCGAGAATTCATCAAGTTTACTAATCGTGTCTATTACAACATAATCATATGGACATCCAGCATCAGTGATAGCTTTTAAAATCTTCTCAAATTCTGGCGGATTATTTGCCTCCATAACCATTGCATCAATATAATCTGCACCTCCTGGCTCAAGTTCTATAATCAATGCGTTTTCTAATCCAGCACAAATAGTACTCTTACCGCTCTTTGGAGATCCGTATAGCAAAAAAACGCCAGGATTCATTGCTGGAGCCTTCCTTCTAGTTGTTGGTAATGTAAATTGTTTTTCTTCACTCACTTATCTTTCTCCTATATTTAAATTACTTATTTAGATAATATTCTGCAATTTCCTTGATCTGATCTTTAGTAAAAAGGCCTCTGCCAATGGTTACTAATTCTATTTCTTTATTGGTTTTAGCTCCAATTGGATCGTCGCCATCCTTTATCCTAGCATTTAGCTTGTCAAATGAAAGAAATATTTGTTTATGAATCTCAGCACAACCAAATTTTACATAGTTGTCAAAAAATTCTCCCTTATAACCATTGATAGTAATATCTGGAAATTCGCTTTTATAAACTGGCTGAAACCATAAGTCTAAAACTCCAGCAGCTTTAAAATTATCTAATACTGCCGGATGTCGTGGATTTGTTGATTTTTCAATATTTTCAATTGTTATATCTCCATGAATTACTCCGATAGAACACACTCCTTTAATAAATGATTGTTTCCTAAAATCATTCTCCCAAAGATTATCCTTTAACTTATATCCAATAATTGTTTTTTCTACACACATAGGTTCTTCTTTAATTTTAGCCCACTTGTTGTCTCTTTTCATATAAATATTAAATCCACCAGGCCCATCCTGAATAAATTCTCCAGACGCTGTAATATACGGATCTTTTGATATGGTTTCATATCCACCACTAGATCGCAATATAGGCATAAATTTTGTTCCAATTGGATATTTTAGCTTAGCTTCTTCTAATAGTAATTCTCGTGGTGATTTTTCTTTAATTAATTCCCAATTATTTGGATATTTATTAGCCATATCTTGAACGGAATTCCAATCTGGATCTCTTTGTAAATCAGAGTCATATATTTTATTAACAACCCAAAAAGAACTACTAAGACAACTTTTATTAATTAATCTATATTTTGCCATACTAAATGGTATTTTTATTATAATTTGCTATTTGTTCATACACTCTTTCCGATGGTTCTCTAGGTAATTCTGCAAAATAATTACATGCACCTAGGAACATTAGCTGAACGCTAGCATTACTCAGTCCATCTCTATTTAGATTAACCATTAATTCTCTGTGATTCTTGCCAATGCGACCTAAATCCCAGCCTTCGTATTCTGGTAATCCATATAACGATGGTGAGAATAATGATATCATCACATTTATATCGAGGGCTGTATGCTTATTGTCACTCAAATCTCTGTCAGTGGGTTTGATTTTATCTAAAATAATTTTACCGCCGCTGGTATAAGCTGCATCTGCACTGTCAGCTGACATTTGCTGCACTCCAACTGGTATTCTATTATAGTTATTCCTAAGCTCAATACAATAGTTACTACTAAAAGTTTGAATAGCCTGATATATATTTTCGCCCTTCTCAGGATGTAAAATTCCAAAATGGTCTGTAATATCTATTAGATATTCGTTTGGATTTCTATATATAAATTTATCCTTAACTTTCTTTGGAACTATTGTGCCATCATCGTTCTTCCATGGAATTTCTTTATAAGTCCATTCACCTCTCGACATTGAATCTTCCTGTAAATTCTTAAAGATGCCGGTTGCATTCCTAATTGAATCATAGAATGTAACTTTCTCTTCAAATAATTTAAGCCAATGTTGAAATGGTGGAGACTTAACTATTGCCATTATATCTTCGCCTAAAATATAATCCTTAAATACAGATTGTAATTTTTGTGGTGAAATAATAATGCCATGACTTTTAAATAGTTTGTATGATATTGCCGAGATCCATTTAAGCTCAGATGACATCTCTAATGAGAAATACTTAACAATCGGAGTAATATCTGTATCATTGCGATGGGAATACCACCATTCAAATGGTTCATACATAAACAGATAGTCACACAATTGTGTTTTTCCGACTTTTGTCCTAGCGCCAACAAGATAGCTTTTACCTTGCTGAATACCTGGCAATATTGTATTTAATCTTGGAAACGTTGACCATGGAATTGCAATTATGTCGCCATCTATACGCTTTTGTCGATTGTCCTCAAGCTTCTTTATTACTCTTTCAATCATCTATCATTTCCGCTAATTCCTTGGTAGTCCATTGTGATTCAGTTTCAGTATTAATAGAATCTGAATAGAATATTCCTTTTGTAGTTGGATATTCATTCCTACGATACGTTGAATTGATAAGCCTCTGTCTTTTAATTGTTGGACAATATGCAAACAATAATTGACTGCCATTCATATTATCTGATATGGATTTATATGTATTCATTACTTCTTTAATTGTAGTTTCTGGAAAATAATGATTGGCTAGCATCAGCAGATCATCTGGAGATCGCTGTCTATATGGATTGCACTGAATTGTTTTATCGTCGCTCCAATATGTAGCTGGACTTCCTTTGTCAAAATAATCCTTAAGCAATACTTTTAGCGACTCTGGATTTTCTGGTGCTTCTTTATAATATATAGTTCTCATTTTTAGTATTTATTAATCCATACAAGCAAAAGGTTGTATATATTGAAAACATAAATGCCATTTGATATTCTTTTATACTTAGATTATAGAATAACCAATAATAATTAGATGTTGTCCATAACATATATGATATCTTTTTATAGTCCTTAATATTGGCTATATATCCAGCAATTGCTATTAATGAAAATAAAAGTTTAATCATTTAACTTCTATAATCAATAAATTTGGACTCTAATGTTTGTTTGTTTAATAAAAGCCCAACTTCCGTCCAATTATCTTCAATTAGAATTATAGTTTTATTATCAACTAATTCTTTATTTTTCTCGTAAAACTTTGGAAAATATTCTTTTATTTTGCCATCTTCGGCAATTGTTCCATTGTTTAAAATACAATTATCCATCATAACTTAATCTCCATTGATTTAGTTGTTGTTATTACTTCATCTTCCTTCTCTAACCATGCCATAAGAGTGCTGTTGCCATCCTTTTCAATAAAATATGGTGCAATTTGCATTCCTCTATCCATAGTCATTTGATTAAAATTACTTACATACTCTCTACATGAAGTTAAGATCTGATCATTAGTATAATCGCCCATCCCATGCCCTTTATCGAGCTTTCTAAGCTTATCTACAATGATCTTGATAGTTCCTCTCCATGGATATTTGCCGTCCTTAGAACCCCTAGGAAAGCACTCTCTGATGTCTGTGGCTAATTGGGTATAGTCTCTGCCAATCCCTTCAATTAAATACAAAGATCTTGGAAGCAAGCTAACCATCGCCCCATCTAAAGATAAATATCCCTTAGATTGAAGCGATAGATAGTCAGCTTTTCTTTCTATATAATCAATTGATTTGTTATTCTGTTGAGAATAAATAGATAATAACAATAAATATTCATTGATGTTTATTCCTCTCCTACTTAATCTCTCCGTATCAATGATTATCTGCATATTGTTATAAGTTAATTACAAACACCTTAATGTTATTGCTAGAAGATGTACTCCTGCGATATTCAGTTTGAATTCCACCGCGCTCGGCCATAATTTCCTGCATTAAAACATCAATTGCGTCGTGGCCTGAGACTAATGTGAAAATCCTGAATGCTCCACTATTTTCTTCAATTGAGTCATTCACAAGAGTTTTAAACACAAGATCTTTTAATCTTTGTTGATCTGTTCTATCTTCAAGTAAATCAAATTTACAGTTGCGACCAATATTACTATGTAAGCTTTGGATTCCATGAATTTCATTTAGTCCGCAACAAGACATACCTGAATTAATCTCAAGCGCTTCATTATCATAAATAATGTGCTCTTCATCATTAAAGTCAAGAATGACCTCGTTGTCATCATTAACGTAAATACCCGATTCAATTTGTTCCCATGTTGGGAATTGTGGTCTTGGTGGTGGCGGTGGTGCAATCGTAGTAAATAAAGCCAATTTATACTTAGCTTCGATACCATTATTGTTAACACACCTGAAATGTGTTGCCTCTCTTAATGTGTCAACCTGTGAATCATCTGAATCAATCAGAATCCCAGTGTAATCACGATCTACTGTGATATTTTTAGCCTTTTGTGGGGCTGTAATACATTTTAATGTAATTTCTCCTGACATAATTTCTTCTGTTGTTGTATTATTAATTGTTGGTTCTCCTAATCTTAGAAAATCTTGGCATGAGATTTCTGGAATTGTTAATATAGTATTTATTTCACTTGGAATGAACATTCTATTATTAAAAAGTTCAATGAATCTCGGATAATCTGTCCTATCTTCGTCAAGATATCTAAGATCAACGTCTCCAGTAGCCCATATATATCCTAATTCAAATGCTTTTTCTTGCACTTGCCTAGATATGTCAGCATTAGGTATTCTTATTTTATAATCTTGCATATTGTTTAATGCTTAGTTGTTCATAATCTTCGGGCTTATTAGTCCTGTAAGCTAATAATGATGATCTTGCATCTTCTATATTAACCTCAAAGTATTTGGCCATTAACTCAGCTAAACGATCATCATCTTTTACTCCATATTGAAACTCTAGAGCTGAAATCATAACCTCTAACTGAGCTGTGGTCTTTTGAATTTTAGTGAAATACATACCAATACCATGGTTTTAAATGAATCTCTTTTGCCATATCAAGTATAGCCTTACGCCTACGATTTACAGCATTGCCATAATTCTCATAAACGGGCTTTTTTTTAGATGTTAACAATGGCTTGTAATTAAATTTACCAAACTTAACAACTTGAACTTTCTTGTCATGTCTTTGAGCTGGAAATCCATATGAATTGAGGATCATTATATCCTCTCGGCATTTATGTAATAGAATTGCTTTCATTTTATTTTGTGTAATTTTATATAATTACTCATATAAATATTCTCGGCCTTTTTTATGACGGTCTCTTTAGTGTCTCCAAACTTAAATAGTCCTCGATATTCATCTTCGTCAAATCCAATTGACATTCCAACAGTGGTTTCGCCAATGGTAGTAATTGAATGAATATTTATTTTACTTCTACCGATTCTGCGAAGTTTTTTAAGTAGTTTAGATTTCATTCTATACAGCTAATCTTGCTCTAGTGTGATAAACAACTTCTTCTTCTTTGCGTACAACAACTCTACCTACTGGTGTAATTGTTTTAGTTAATTCAAGGCAGAGTATATGTAATGGTTTGTTAATGAAACTAATCACCTTATTGCCATGTACTATTTGTCCTTGAACTTTAATTGGCTCTATTCGTGGTCTCATAAATATCTATAATAAAATAGTTTAAATCCAAAAAACTTCCTTAATATACCAATAACTAATAATTGCTTATTATATTGGTATTG